GGGCTATTCTATTTACAGGAGATATTGATGACTTCAGGGAGTATTGTCTCGGGATCGCCGGTTTACCAACGAGACCGATTTGATTTCCTTGAACTGGTCCAAACGCCTTACACGAAAGTGTGGTCTGGCGTCGACTTTAGTAGTCGTGCTGCTCGTCAGTTAAACCCCGACGAATGGCATTCCTACAATTGCCGAATCCAGACAAGGCGCTACCCCATGGTGAGCTCTTGGACCAACGGTCCAAACTCACAGTCTTCAGGCGCTCGTTATTATAATAACCTCTATGGTATGGTAAGTAACACACCGCCGCTTCCAATTCTGGATGCAGCTTTGTGGGACAAACTAGCTCAAAAGGTTAATAGTCATAATTTCAACGCCGCAATATCTTTTGCGGAAGCACCGCAATCATTGCGAATGCTCTTGGATTCTGCTCGCCGTGTTGGCAATCTGATAAAACATCTTCGGAAAGGCAACATAGTTAAAGCTCTCCAAGCAGTCTCACCGTCTGTAACTCGGAGCGGTCGTGTCGTACATTACCGAGTTCTACCGTTTGGCACACGTTCAGTGCGTCGTATTAACGGTAAACTCGTACGATCAGATTTCTCCGAGGTACGTAGCGTGAGAGTCCGCAACTCTTATGACACTGCCTCTCTATCCGGTTTATGGTTAGAGTTACAGTGGGGATGGAAGCCCTTCTTCTCAGACATTTTTGAAGCTTTTAATGCTTTCTATGCGCAAACATCTGCGCCGAGAAAGTATCGAGCTTCTGTGTCCAAGACTATAAGAGCAACTCCATATGCGGTCTCCAACGGTTCATGGGGACCGCCCCCCGAGTGCCACTTCAAAAAATGCAATGTGTACACCAAATTGGTGCTCACTGCAGAAGTGTCAGAATCTTCCACCCCTTGGGACCTTACTGGGTTTAACGACCCTTTATCAGTCGCCTGGGAGAAGATACCACTTAGTTGTGTTGTTGACTGGCTTGTGCCAGTTGCTACTTATCTAAGCGCTCGTCGTTTTATTAAGAGTCAAGAGGGTGGGTCTTACGCCACGACTGCTATTACACGCACAGATTGGGACATGGATTATATTGTCCTTAATCCTTACGGTAATTTTCGTCAACGCGTAGAGACTTCCTTCCATAGCGTTCTCGATGTACTGATTGTAAGGTCAGCAATGACCCCAATGTCGTACGTCGGTCGCGCCTTGGGTGAGACTAACCTTAAACCGTTAGTCTCAGGAGCGTCCTTAAGCCATTTAGTTACTTCTATGGCATTGTGGCGCCACCTCTCTCGGTAACCTGTAAATTTAAGCTTTCGCTTCAAACGTGTTAAAATCCTTTAATACGTAATTCCATTGTGGAGTAAAAATCGTATGGATACGATAACCGTCGTAAAAGACGCGTTCGGCACACCGTCGGATGTGACTTGCTTCCCGTTCAGCGAGCGTTACAACGAGGCATTGAATGAAGACATTTCGGAGTGGCGTGCAGACGAGTCTGACGTTCCTCTTGATGCTCAAATCAATGTCGTTGCAACGCGGCGCAAACTAAAATCAGGTCTCACCCGTGTTGGTGTGACGGTTAACTACCCGGTTCTCGAGGTAGCTACGGGCACCGATTCGTCCGGATATGCGGCAAGGCCTAAAGTGGCCTATGTGCAATCCGTTCAGATCGTTGAGTACGTACATCCGCGATCCACTACCAGCGCACGCCGTAATTCGCGCATCGGCGCCGCCTGCGTCCTATTGGACAAAGGTGCCTCCGATGTGCCGTCTTCGACGACAACTGGTCAGTTGGTACGCTTTCTTGACAAGCTTGCGATGTATTAATCGTGCTTTTCTTGAAAGTCGTTATCGCAGCAGGGACAGCACTCATCTACTTTTTTGAAGTATATGAGAAATTGCCGCCCTGATTCCATTTAGGAGAATGTATGCATTCAAATGCAAAGTACGGGGACTTTTCAAAGCCCTATACGCAACATGACGCCTTAGTAGCGGAACTTGCACAACATTTAATCAACAGGATCGAGTTAGGGAGAGACTTGTTTCAAGCCGCTCTTGACGCTCGAGACTGGAAATTCTTTGTTGATTATGAACTTAACTACAACACAGGCACTTCCGTGTCTGAGGTTATTGCGACTCGTCAGCTTTTGGCACTCTTCAGTAAAAACGAAGATCTTGACATAGGCGTTGACAAAAAGGCAATAGCTGTTGCTAAGTTCATGCAAGCCGAACAAGCATGCGTAGAGACTAACCGTATTTTCACCTTAGCATCTCGCGGAGCTTTTTTCTTTATTCCGCGCGTTTGTTCCCAACTCTGGGATGCAAAACGTAAAATAGCTAAGATGTTAGGACGGGTACCCCATTTTCGGGATATGTCTCTTCGGTTCGGTCCGGGATCCACAACGGGTACCACAAAAGCCAATGCCAGTATCTCTGCGAAGTTTGCAGAGGGCATTGTGTGTAGCGAGCGGCTGTATCGATCTGGCCTGCTAAGCAGCGCCTTACGCGAAGTTCCGCATTGGTCGAAGGCATTCAGTGATGATGGTGTTTGTACCACATCAGAAGGCTCATTCGATTACGATGTTGAACGTGTGACCTGTACTATATCGCCGGGTTACATTCAGTTCGTTCCCAAAAACGCTTCAAGCTATAGAAGTATAGGCGTCGAACCTAATCTGAACATGATGCTTCAGTTAGGAATAGGCGACTATATTACTAAACGGCTCAAGCGATATGGTATCGACATACGCGATCAAGTTGCTAATCAAGAACTTGCTCGCGTAGGTTCGTTAACTGGGGAGTATGCAACCCTGGACCTTAGTAGCGCTTCCGACACGATTTCGAGAGAATTCGTTAGGTTTATGCTTCCCGAGGAGTGGTTTTATCTTCTCGATAGCACGCGTTGTGACACCTACATTGTAGATGACACAGTCTTGCACCTTGAAAAGTTTTGTTCAATGGGGAACGGATTTACCTTTCCTCTCGAAACGCTACTTTTCTGGGCCCTAACAAGGGCCGTCGTAAAACAAGGAGAAATCCTTACTTATGGCGACGACATCATTTGCCCTACCGGCTATGCCGGTGAGGTAATGAACCTCCTAACATCATGTGGATTTACAATCAATAAAAGTAAATCTTTTACATATGGTCCCTTTCGAGAGTCGTGTGGTGCTGACTACTATTTTGGCATAGATGTGCGGCCCACTTACATAAGACATAAAGTAAGTGTCCAATCACTATTTGTGCTTCATAACTTCCTTGTAAGACATTACGAGGAGGAATTGGCAAAGATAGTATTGGAGCATATACCGGATGGCTTTAGGCTTTACGGGCCGGATGGCTATGGTGACGGTCACCTTTTGGGTGATTTCACTAAGCACCGGTCTCGGAAAGTACTTGCCAAACAGTATGGCGGCTATAGCTTCGATACGCTGGTCTTCGAGAAATGTGGACGGAAGTCCATATATCCTGGAGATTGGGTATCACCTCTTTATCACGTCTATATGAGACAAGATCCCGCTAACGTTATTACATGTTTAGCGGGCCTGGACCCTCTGAGTAAAACCGATGGCCGAAGTGGGGATTTGATACAGCTTGTATCTCCCACGAGTCTAGGTTTTACAAAGTGGGGTGTGCCGTTATGGCCCACCCCGGGTAAAGGAAGAGTGAAGCGCATTTCTATCTACACTTTCTAGTACTAAGCGTGGGCGATATGCTCACGTCAGCGAAAGCTGGAGGCCCTTTGGGCATAACATGAC